ATGATTATGCAATCGAAACGGTTGTTGACGCTTACGAGTTAAAGAAACTTGCTGAGAAGAAATATGACGAAGTAGAATTGATTGCTAAAGAGGACAAAGTAAATGAGTAAAGTAATTGTTTATTCAAAAAACAATTGTACTTTTTGTACCAAGGCCAAGAACTTGTTAAAGAGTGTTGGCCTTGAATACACAGAAAAGAAGATGGAAGATTTCAAAGATGTCAACGAGATGTTTGATGACATAGGCAAACCTGTAAGAAGTATGCCACAAATTAAAGTAGATGATAAATTAGTAGGCGGATATAATCAGTTAGTAGAGTATCTTGCTGACAAAGGTCTAGTTAATTTTAAAGGTGAAAAGATATAATGATGACAGATAAGAAGGACGATAAAGATAATATAATTATCTTTCCTAAAATAAAACAAGAACCTAAAAAACAGATTTCACCTAAACATCAAAAAGAATTAAAAGATTTACAGGCGAAGATATTTGTAACCACATTGATGGAAAAAGTACAAGATGAATTGTTTATATTATTTGGGCAGAACTCTATTCAAACAGATGATGCTCAATTTCAAAAAGACTTTGCTTTCATAATGGAGAGTGTTAAGTCATGTCTATACAGAGACTTTAGTATGAAACATAATTTACATAGTATTGTTGACCGTGTTGCTCAGAGCGTGTCTGCTGATGGCAAGATACTAAAAGAGGGTGAAGAAAAGAAATTAAGTTATGTACAAATGGATTATTCTGATATTTTATTTAGAAGTAAGATAAAGAAAAAAGATTTACCACCAGAGACTCTTAAAAAGTTAGAAGAGTTAATTAAGAAACATCAAAAAAAAGATGATGGTGATAACAAAATTACCTAAGGCACTTGGTAATACTTTGTGTAGTAAACGTGCCACTACACAATTTACTAATTGAGGCACAATATATAAGGAGTAATAATGTTTAAATCATTATTCGGTGACTCTGTGAGAGTTATATCAAAATCAAAAAGAGTATCAAAAAGAGGCAGAAAAACTATGTCTAAAAGACAAAAAGTTTTAAACCTTTTATCAAAAGGACAATCAGTTTCTTGGAAAGCATTAAGAAGCAGATTCGACTTAACATCGCCTAGAGCGTTAGTTGATACTTTAAGAGCAGAAGGTAACATGATCTATGTTAACAAATCTGCTAAAGGTACATCATACAGAATGGGTGTTCCTACAAAAGCGATAATCGCTGCTGGTATCAAAAAGTTATACGGTACTCCGTATGCTTACAAAAATGCGTAATTTAGATTACACATTTCAGGTGTGGGGAGAAATCCCCACATCTAATTCTTATATAAATAAGAATAAGGAGAATTAAATTATGCCTACAACAACGACAAGTGCATTGAACAACATGGCGATGACAGGTTCATCAGCACCTTTATTTTTTGAAATTTTCAGAGAACTAGATAAAGCAGAAACAGAAAATGCTAAACTAGACATTTTAAGAAAAAATGACAGCACACCAATGAGACAAATACTTAAAGGTGCGTTTGATCCTAAAATCGTATGGGAGTTACCTGAGGGTACACCACCTTACAAAGAAAATGAAGCACCTGCTGGTACTGAACACACTACCTTACATAGTGAAGCAAGAAGACTACACTATTTCATAAAAGGTGCTAATGTTCTCAATAAAGCAAAACGAGAAATTTTGTTTATTCAAATGCTAGAGGGTTTACAGGCCGAAGAAGCAAAACTATTATTGAATGTTAAGAATAAGAATTTATCTAATGTTTATAGTGGTTTAACGGCAGACCTAGTTAAAAAAGCGTTTGGTTGGACTGACGATTTCGTACAAAATAAATAATTGTATCTGATTCGATACAAATACAACTTTAGGGTGTAGAACAAAAGCAGAACATCTGTTTGACAAAATGTCGCACCCTAATTTCCCTATATAATTCAATATAAAAAACGGACTAATAATCCATTATTTGCTTGTTTACTATACCTATTTCTGTTATATTATGAGTATGAAAACAATAAAAACTTACATTATGAAAGGAAAATATGAGTAAATATAAAGACTACATTTATGATAATGCTGAAAAAGAAGTTGATTCTATTTCAGATGATTATGCTAAATCTAAAATTGATTTAGATAGTGCTGTTGACAAAATTAAAAAAGTTGACAATTATGAAATGATCGTTGATGAGTATAATATAGAAGACGCATTATATTATGCTAAACATGATTATGAACAAAAAACTTTGAGTAAATATTACTAATGAAAAAACTTGTTGTAATATTTTTTATATTTTATTTTTGGGTATATGCTCTTGCAAATGCTTTTACAAAAGCAAATGCTGATGAATATACAAATGCAGTAGTGGGTCATGTTATAGTTGAGACAATCAATGGTAACATGGATCATAGTGCATTATTAGAGAGTGAGTTAAATAGACTTGCTCATAATTTTGCGATTGAGTCTATGGTTGTATTGCAGAAATATCTTCCGTCAATATTAGAAGGTATTGCTGCTGAGATGAGACTTGAAGCAGACAAAAAATACAAGTGCAAATTACTAGAGGGATCACCTAATGGATGTAATTAGTGCTATAAATTATTATTTGAATATACTTTATTCTTATGTGCCAAAAGATTTAGTTATAATTATTTTGGCTGGTTTGACTATGTTATTAATACAAACTATTAATGATAAAAGGAATAAAAAGAGGGATGAAGAAAAAAAGTAAAACAATGTCAAGTGCTGCTAAACTTAAAAGAACTATAACAAGACAATGCTCAGTAAAAAGGAAATATAGTACTACTTACAAAGACATTAAAAAATATTTCAAAGAGTTTAACAGAGTCGTATTTAAAAATAAACTATCTGCCTTTGGCGATGTATTAATCAAAGACCTAACTAGAGAGAAGTGTATGGGTCAAGTGGTTACTATGGAGTGGAAAAGAAAAGGTACAAGGTTCTATAAATTAGAAATGGAACCATCATATAAAAGTAAAAGAGATTTTTTAGATACGTTGATCCATGAAATGGTACATTTATATCAAATGCAAAACTTAGGAGATAGTGGTACCCACAATGACCTATTCTGGTCGTTTGAACCTAAAGTACAAAAGATTGGTTTAAGATTATAAAACTTTATTATATTATGTTTAATAATGAGAAGAATTATATAGATGAGTGGTTAAAGAAGCAAATTAAAAATGGTGTTTCTATAATCAATGATGTGTTAGAAGGCAAAAAAGATAAAGTTGTTTATTACACAGGTCATTTACACAAAGATATCCTAGACAATTTTCCAGGCAAGACTAGTAAGAAAATATTTAAAAGTTATAGAGTGCTTTTAGATAACAAGACTCTTGCATTTACACAAAAGAGATTTAGCGAACATGGTTATGAATATATGGTGAGGAGGGTGCATGAAGTTAAATAAAAAACACAAAGAACTAATTAAAGGTTTAATCAAAGGCAAAGGTTATTTTAAAACACCTAGAGTACGTAAAGACGTAAACGATAAAATGCTTGATGTTTTATTACCTTTGTACATGAAAGGTGTATTAATATTTCAAAGAGAATACAATGTGCCTTTTATAGGTCCAGCAAATGAACATAAGGTGACTCATAAACATTATGTGATCACTACACAAAGAGATACAAAGAATCTACGAAAAATGCTAAAACATGGAGAAGTGAATGATTAAAAAAATCAAAGAAGATAAACCTAAGAAACTTATACCAATGTGGAAGAAAATAGTATATTCAATACTAGTATTAGTATTAGTTTTTATAAGTGGTTCGTTTTATCCTAATCCTTACACATTACATAAAACGAAAAAATCAGTAGAGGCATATTACACAGAATGGGCAAATAAATTAGGTCTACAAGAACCTAGTATGGAATATGAAAATGATGTGCAGTTTGTCAAGGCATTAAGTAAGTGTATTGATTATATAAACTTTACAACACCTAGAATGGAGAGAGTGCCTTATGAAATGATTATGGGTCAGGCAGCATTAGAGTCTGCTTGGGGTACAAGTAGATTTGCAATAGAGGGTAATAACTTATTTGGTATTAGAACATGGGGCGATCACCCTGGTATGTTGCCAAAAGGTTTTCCTAAATCTAACCCATGGCAAGTTAGAGTCTTTCCTAGTAAATGTGCAAGTGTTAAAGAGTATGTAAGAATATTAAATAATCATCCTGCATATGAAGAGTTTAGAAAGTTAAGAACTAAACAATTGGTTATGAATAATAACATGGACGCAATTGCTTTGATTAAAACATTAACAAAATTTTCAACTACACCTGATTATGCCGAAAGGGTAATTAGAATAATTGAAAGAGTTAGAAAACTAGAGAATACGGTTGCAACAGATAAGGCAGTAAATGAACCTAAGAAAAAAGTGCCACCTAAAGAAAAGGTTTCTAACATTGTTTTACCAAAAGATAAACCAGAGGAGATTAAATGACATTAGGATTTGGATTAGGAATGATGTTGTTTTCGTCTAGTATCTGTATTGTGGGTGCTTTCGCTTTATTATATCTCTACGATAAACACAAAAAAGAAGAAGAGCGAAAACAAAAAGAAAAAGAAGAGAGACCACATACTTACTATGGCGATGACACCGTTTGAAAAAGAAAAACGAAGGAGATTTTTAGTGACATTATCTAAAATGAAATTAAAGAAGAAATACAAGGTAGATAGAGCAGACTACCAAGATGTTGCAGATTGTATTAGAAGCGATCAAGTACCTGCTGCTCATATCGCAGAATATTTTAACGATAAAGTATTCTATAAATGGTATAAAAAGAAATATCTATAACATAAATATTATAATGTTTTTAACACTACTAACATTTATATCAGCAATCGCTATCTCATTAATAGCAGCTGGGTATTCTATACTAGGTTTAGCGACACTATTTGCTGGCGCTGCTGTACCTATTATTGCAATGGGTTCGGCATTAGAAGTAGGTAAGTTAGTTGCTGCCTCATGGTTATATCATAACTGGCGCTCAGACATACCTAAATCATTAAAGGCATATCTATTTACAGCAATCATAGTTTTAATTTTTATAACGTCTGTGGGTATCTTTGGGTTTCTATCAAAGGCACATTTAGATCAGGTCAAACCTACAGCAGGCA